GAAACCGTCCGAAGAAGGACAAGGCGACCAAAAAAGTCAGCACAAAAACGAAGAAGAAGAAAGCAGCTAAATGACGAAGGCCGCGGAGATAGAGTTGACCCTGATAGCGGTCAGCGAGGCCATGCGAGCCGCTGTTTATCCAAATCAGACGCGCGCCATAGTTACCGTGCGCCGCGCCTTCGTCGGCCATCGCACCATCGAGCTCCCGCACTGGGTGGTCGCGCTATGGCTGCTGGATGGCCATTGGAAACAGACAAGCGCGATAAACATGTCGGCACCCGATTTCATCGCTGAACTTGAATCGGTCCGCGATCTGGCGATGGAAGAAGCATGAAGCCGCCGTGCAAAATCTGCGGGGCCGTCAGCACCTGGGTTAGCGCGGTCAAAGCTCGCATCGTTGTAAGGCCAAGGCCGAAGAAGGAGAAACCGAATGCGGTTCAATCCGGCCGGCACAATCTTGTATGGCCGCTCGCAAGCGCAATTGCAGGCCGATCTTATCGCGGCTCAGAACGCCTATGCCCAACTCATGATCGGGGGGTTCACCGTCTCTGTGGCCTATGAGGGCAAGAGCGTGACGTACCTGCCTGGGCAGGAAGGGAAGCTGGCCGAGTATATCAACATGCTGCAGCGGCAACTAGGGAATCGCGCGGCGGGCCGTCGGGCGCTCCGGCCATACTATCGATAGGGTTGCCGCGATGGGCGCCGTCGCCGATATCAAAGTCGAGCGCAAACGGCACGAGATCGAAACCAACTATCAGTTGTCGGTTGATGTTGTTCTCAAGAAATATGACTTTCAGGTGCGGCTGCTGAAGGTCGAACTTCAAATGCATTGTCATGTCTTGAAAGTGTTGCGCGACGCAGCGCTGCTCGATCTTGAAAGGGAACACTGATGGCGATTAAAGGAGCAACCGTTGTAACCAAGGGCGTCCCCGGTGAGACCGTGATTGCGGGTGGGGCGACGACAGTGCCGGGAAAGCTCTACACGATCTTCCATTCGTCGATCCCGAATCTTAACGGTGTTGTCAAAGTCTGCCCGTCTGGCCAGCTCACGGCTACCGCAATGTTGACGGCGCTTGGATATAGCGGCGGCACAGCCGCTCCGACGAATGTCGCCGAGCGGGCCGCCGGGGCTAACGCCGGGACCCTTGACGACGGCGGCGACGTTTGGGGAACGTAATGACCGAGCGCCCGCCGAAGGTCACTTTCCTAGGGCCTGACGGCTTGCCTATGCAACCGCGGCCGACTGCGCCTCAAACTCGACGTGGTAGAGGGCCTCGTGCACTGAGCGGCGGAAGCGGTAACTACCAAGGGCCTCCATATGATGCCGCGGATTTATATTCGCAGCACATGGCTGCGTGGCAGCCGACGCTGCTCAGCCCAGATGCCGAACTCAATATGTACCGTGATCGGATCGTGTCCCGAGCGCGGGATATGGTTCGGAACGACGGATGGGCATCCGGGGCCGTCACGCGAATTCTCGACAATGCGATCGGGCATCTTCTTCGGCCGATTCCTAAACCGGATTATCGATTGCTCGCCACGGCAACCGGCAACAAAGGCTTCGACCACGACTGGTCCAAGGAATACTCCCGTGCCGTCGACGCGCTTTGGAGGTCGTGGACACTTAACGATATGGGTCGGTACTGCGACGCGACGCGCAACAACACCTTCTCGCAACTCATGCGCCTGGCTCTGCGGCACAAGCTGATTGACGGGGACGCGCTAGCCGTATTGCTGTGGCTTCCCGGCCGGGTCGGCCGTGGCAAGGCGTCATATTGCACGGCGATCCAGCTTATCGACCCAGACCGGCTCTCTAACCCGCAGCTTCGGTTTGATCAGCACTCGATGCGCGGCGGTATCGAGATCGATCAATGGGGCGCCGCAAAGTACTACCACATCCGGCGCGCCCATCTCGGCGATTGGTTCAACGCCGCCGAGTCACAGATCTGGGATAAGGTTCCGCGGGAAACGTCATGGGGACGGCCGATCGTGGTTCATGATTACGATACCGACCGGGCCTCGCAACATCGCGGCGGCAGTGGAATTTTCGCGCCGGTTCTGCAGCGTTTGAAGATGCTCGTTAAGTATGACGGGGTCGAATTAGACGCGGCGGTCATCAATGCGATTTTCTCCGCGTATGTCGTCTCTCCCTATGATCGCGAGCTGCTCGCCGACGCCCTTGACGATCAGGAAAATTTTCTGCCGTTCTATCAGGATCAGCGGAAGGAGTTCCACGACACCTCCAACATCATGCTTGGCAACTCCCGCTTGCCGTTGATGTTTCCAGGAGAAGATATCAAGGCGGTCTCCGCCAATCACCCCGCGAGCAACTTCCACGCCTTCGAAAGCGCAATCCTGAAAAACGTCGCGACGGGCCTTGGCCTATCGGCACAACAGGTATCGAACGACTGGTCGGATGTGAATTATTCCAGCGCACGAGCCGCGCTCCTGGAAGCTTGGAAGACACTTAGCCGCCGACGCGCTGAGTTCTCGGATAGCTTCGCTGGGCCAATCCGCGCTGCATGGCTGGAGGAAGTCCATGAGGTGGATGACTTACCATTGCCTGCCGGCGCTCCTGATTTTGCTTCTTTCCGAGGCGCTTATTCCCGGTGTCGCTGGATGGGTCCTGGTCGTGGCTGGATTGATCCTGTTGCTGAAAAGCAAGGCGCGGTCATCGGCATGGATGCGGCGCTTTCGACGCTCGAAGATGAGACGGCCGAGCAGGGCCTGGACTATGAAGAGGTTTTGGAACAACGCCGCTACGAACTAGAGCTCTTCGATGAATACAAGATTCCGCGCCCTGCCTGGGCAGGGCAGTTCGTAACGCAGGGCGAGCCGGGAACGGGCGGCGGCGATCAGCCGGTAAATCCGACGAATGCAACCAAGGTTTCGAAAAAACCGAAGGCGGCATGAGATGACAGACAATCCGTTCGATCTAGATTGGCCGACGAGCGGAACCCCTGACGCCGTCTCAGCGGGTCGCGCCGCGATGGTGCAGTGGCAGCTTTTACAACGCGATTATGCCGCCGCAGATCCTGTGGACTACATTATGGATGTGTACGGCGACACGCGCGAGCAGGCCGAGGCCATCGTCAAAAATTGCCACGGAGGCGAGGAGTAGGCCATGGCCGCAACAGCAACTCAAGCCGTAATTCCTGTCGGCAATATCTATGTCAGCCTCGGCACGACGACGGCGACCAGCGGTATGTGGATCTCTCCCGAGGGAGAGATTGAGGTTGTCGCCGCAGCAAGTATTCCTACGCCAACGACGCCAGGCCACCCACTTGGGATGCAAAATGTCCCATTTTTCTTTTCAACGCTTACCGCGACGCAGTTTTGGGCGATATCCGTCACCGGTTCTCCAGTTAACGTCGTGGTCACCTTCTAGTGACCCCGCTTTTCGCCCAGCGCTTCCTGAATCGCCCATTGCTTCTAGAGGGCTCGCGCGCGGCGGCGATGTTAGAGGGGTTGCGAGCGCCAAGGGCAGACTGGAACGACGATGAGAACCGCCAGGTCTATGAGCTCGTCAAGCGGGACGACGGGCGCTCCTACGAGCTTGTAGACGGCGTCGCCATAATCCCGGTCCGCGGCATACTCGTGCATGGAGCTGCCTGGGGATTCTTTGGGGAAACCAGCTATGATGACGTTCGAAAGATGGTTGCAGCAGCAATTAAGGACGAAGACGCAACCGCAATCGCGCTTCATATCGATTCTCCTGGCGGCGAGGTCGCAGGCTGCTTCGATTTGGCGAGCGATATCTATTTCTTGCGAGAAATAAAGCCGATTTACGCAATTTGCGACGAATGCGCTTACTCGGCGGCCTACGCAATCGCCTCGGCGGCCTCGAAAATCTATGTTCCGCGCACCGGCGGCGTCGGATCGATCGGCGTAATCGCTTTACGGCTCGATATCACCGGCGCGCTCGCCCAAATGGGCATAAAAATCACAACTTTGGCCTTTGGCGAGCGAAAAACGGACACTTATCCGACGACTCCGCTCTCCGCAGAGGCTGAAAAACGGCTTCAGGCAGATATTGACGTCCTTGGCGAGATTTTTCTCGAAATTGTCGCCAGAAATCGCGGAATCGAAGTCGAAAAAGTCAGAGAGATGCAGGCTGGGACCTTTTTGGGGCAGTCCGGAGTAAATTCCGGGCTCGCCGACGCGGTCTTAACGCCTGACGAGGCCTTCATGACTGTCATGCAGGCGAAATCGGCGATTTCTCGCCGCTAACTGGAGGCCAAAATGGCTAATACACAGAAGGCGCCGGCCTCGGTTGGCGCGATCTCTTCATTTGCGCATCTCGCAGGTGCCCTCGCCGCCAAAGCAGACAACGAGAAGGACGAAAAAGACGACGAAGAGGACCGCAAGAAGGACGAGAAGGGCGACGAAGACGCCAAGAAGTCCAAAAAGGCCAGCGCCGAAGAGGAAGAGGCCTGCGATGAAGGCGACGACGAGCCCCAGAAGAAGGGCAAAAAGGCCAAGGCAGCCAAGGAAAAGGACACATCGGACGACGACGAGCATTACGACGACGATAAGGCCGAGCATGCGCGGCATGCCGAGCGGGCTCGCATCCACGCCATCATGACCTGCATCGGCGCATCGCATGCGTGGGAGGAAGCTGTCAGGCTCTCCTTCAAGACCGACGTGTCGGCAGAGCAGGCAATCGGGCACCTGAACGTCAGGGCGATCGAGATGCTTTCCGCTAATGCGCTCAAACCTGCACCGAAGGCTGACGCGCTTCGTGACCGTATGGCCAGCGAGCCTCAGCCGGATATCGGCGCCGGGATCGAGGGCGGAGGAACTGGCGACGCCTATCAGGACCAGGTCCGCGCGACTGCGGCCGCGATTGTGGCAGCAGGCAAGAAGCGCCGCGGCGAGAAAGTCTAATTCGCCAGAGTTATAAAACCCGACGGGCAATCTCCCTTGCGGACACAAGGCGGCGGGAT